AATCGAGTAGGAGGGGGTGACTAACCCCCGTCCTCTCACACCACCGTACGTACCGTTCGGTATACGGCGGTTCATGAAACACTACGGTGCTTGTCATATAACTGAACCAAACTCAATAGTCCTTGGTTAGCCCAAAAGGCCAAACCAAGGGCTATGTTCATCTGCGGCGTGTTGGCTAATCGCCAGTATCCTTTGCCTGAGCCACTGAGGTTTCTGGCGAAGTCTGGTCTTAGGCCAAGCTTGACGAGGTTATGGTAGACTGCTTTGGGTTTCTTCCACTGCTTTAAATAGCACATACGGAGGCGTCGCCGAGTCCACTGGTCTAGGGACTCAATGACGCTGCGCGTGTCAGCTAGGCAGAAGTATCCCATCCATCCTCGTAGGTACACGTTTAGCTGGTCAATTCGTTTCGCCATACTCATGCTTCGCGAACGATTGGTGAGTTCCCTCACCTTGTCCTCGAATCTTGCCCGGGCTTTGGGCGCTATACGTGTACGTGTTTTGCGCTCAGCTGTGAACGAGAACCCTAGAAACTTTCGTTTCCATGGGCGGTCAACAGCACTTTTCTGCTCGTTGACCTTGAGTTTTAGTTCATCCTCTACAAATCTCTTTACGCCCTCCATGACTCTTTGCCCTGCTCGCTCCGTCTTGACGTAAATATTACAGTCGTCGGCGTAACGAACAAAGCGGTGTCCCCTTCTCTCTAGCTCCTTATCCAAGTCATCAAGGATTATATTCGATAGAGCTGGACTAAGTGGCCCACCCTGTGGAACCCCCTGTTCACTTCTTACGCATACTCCCTTGGCCATAATTCCTGCATTGAGGTAGGCTCTGATGAGTCCAAGTATCCGCTTATCTTTGATCTTGCGGGCTACTCGGGCCATTAGGATGTCGTGATTGACTCGGTCGAAGAATTTCTCCAGATCTAGGTCAACGACGTACCTGTAACCGTCCTCAATGTACTGTTTTGCCTGTTTGACTGCCTGGTGGGTGCTACGGTTCGGCCTGAAGCCGTAGCTACTGTTTGAGAAACTGGGGTCAAAGATTGGCGTTAGAACTTGTGAGAGGCCCTGTTGGATTAGACGGTCGACTAGAGTGGGTATACCTAAGAGCCTTATGCCACCGTCGGATTTCGGGATTTCGACTCGGCGGACTGGCTGAGGCTTGTAGGTTCCCTCTAGTAGCTCTCCTCTGATGCGAGGCCAGTGTTCTTTGAGGTAGGGTCGTAGGGATTTTACGTCTACCTTATCTACTCCGGCTGCTCCTTTGTTCTGCTCTACGCGCTTGAGGGCTGCCATCATGTTATCTAGCTTCAACATCTCTTCCAGCAGGGTATACTCGGTCCCGCAGGTGTAGCTCTTGACTTGTGCCGGGGAAGAGCTCTGCACTCTCACAGTCCCCTGTGTATTCACCACTTCCTCCTGTGAGGAGCCCCTGTTAAGGGTTTTCTGCTGTCCTTGCTCTTTCCGCGAACTTGTCATTTGCTCACCTCGTTTCATGTTCAGCCCTTCCCCGCAGGCGGGTACTATGGCCTCTGCTGACTCCTGCCCGCTCAGTCGCACATTGCTGTACGAGTTCCCAACTTAGTCGGTACGCTGGCAGGTCTCCCCGGGTAAGAGCGCTATCTTTCCCTCCATCTACCCGCCTCATTTACTCTCGACAGACTTTGGCAGCAAGGACTTTGTCTCACTATGCAGACTCATCCACCTGTCGCTAGCCTCACTTGAGGTTCGTGTTCCTCGGGCCAGAGGTTTGCCGCCGGCTTCCTTCAGATTCCGCGTCGCCGCGGACACCCTTGCCTTAAGCTACGGTTACTGCTACCTTCACCGTTCGGGACTTTCACCCTAGAGATAACGCCCATGCCGGGCGCACATAAGAAAAGGACAATCTTGCGATTGTCCTTACTGTACTATGTTGGCAATTTTACCTCTCGCTAGTCCAGGCGGGCACTCTTTCGCCACTGTACACGCCAAATGCTATGTTTGACGCAAACCACATGCCTCTTCACCGTAGTACTTGATGCCGCAATCCATGCTCCTTCCTCGGCCCGCCGGGGCACTGAAGATTGGCGAAAGGCAAGGGGGTGGCGGGATCAAACAGCTTTTCTCTACTTGCAGCTGACACGTTTAGCACAAAAGTCAGGATGAATTGTTCCTCTAAGGCTGACGCTCCATCGCGGTCGGTTGCGCACCAGTAAATGCTCAGTTTGTCCAGAACGCTCAGGGTCTTGATCCAATGTCCGCCGGCATGGGGCCCGGCTGCTCCCAACGCTGTACGGTAATACTGACCGACTCTCCTTCGCAAGGATGTTCCCGCTTTTCCGATGTAGACTATTGTCTCATCAGGCAGCCAAAAGCCCTTTAGTCTTGCGGTTAATTCCTCGACTGTAGGCTTTCCCCCATCAAGCGTGAGGTTCGGAACGCAGTCAATCCACTGCCGCACCGCCTCCTCTGAGATAGGCGCTTCATCATAACAGACGTGCTTATGAGCCGAGCCGGAGAGCACAACCACATAGACCCCCGGCTGAGTGCAAGGTAGCGGCGTTCCCCATGTGACCGGACCCTCTGCTTTCTTACCTGCGCCATAAAAAAGTTCTTCTATGCGAGTTGGCATGACACACCTCACCTTAGCTGTTTTTTCAAGCATAGTACCTTCCTGAATTCTCTGCAAGGTGTCTCATGTCACCCCTGGAAACTTTACAGAATCAAAAGCCCCCGGTCATTGTAGATGCTTGTGCCCGCAGAGTTTCCGTAGCGCAGCGAGCGATCCAGCGCCATAATGGTCGCCACCGCGCCATCTATTCTTTCCGTGGACTTTTCCTTGTCAGGCTTAATGTTTCCCGCCGGATCAGTGCGGATGAAGATGTTGTCCATCATCCAGCGCAAGACCGGATGCCCGCCATGGGCTATTTTCTCCTCCAAGGTCAGCTTCATCAGCTCCTTGGTTGGCGGCGACATATCCTTAAAGCCCTGTCCGAAGGGGACGACTGTAAAGCCGAGACCTTCAAGGTTCTGCACCATCTGAACCGCACCCCAGCGGTCAAAGGCGATCTCGCGGATATTGTAGCGCTTGCCTAGCTCCTCAATAAATCGCTCGATGAAGCCGTAATGAACCACATTACCTACGGTGGTCAAGAGATGCCCCTCTTTCTCCCATAGGTCATACTGCACATGGTCGCGCCGCACGCGGAGACTGATGTTGTTCTCCGGCATCCAGAAGAACGGCAGGACCGCGTACTTGTCCGTTTCGTCCACCGGTGGGAACACCAGCACGAAGGCGGTAATGTCCGTGGTGGAGGAGAGGTCAAGCCCGCCGTAGCAGACCCGCCCCTCAAGGCTTGCCGTATCTATTGGGAAGGCGCAGGCATCCCATTTGGCCATAGGCATCCAGCGGATGGATTGCTTGACCCACTGATTGAGTCGAAGCTGCCGAAAGCTGTTCTCTTCAGCGGGGTTCTGCTTGGCCGATTCGCAGGCGGCCTTCATCTTGTCTAGCCCAACGGTGATGCCAAGGGAGGGGTTGACCCTCTTCCACACCTTGGGGTCAGTCCAGTCATCCTCTTCTTTAGCCCCGTAAATGACCGGATAGAAGGTAGGGTCGTGCTTCCTGCCTGCAAGGATATCCGTAGCCTTCTGGTGCGTCTCGTAGCAGATGCTCTGGGTGTCGCTCCCCGCTGTGGTGATGAGGAAGTACAGGGGCTGGGTCCTTGCGTCGCCGGAACCTTTGGTCATGACGTCAAAGAGCTTGCGGTTAGGCTGGGTATGCAACTCATCGAACACTACGCCGTGTATGTTGAAACCATGCTTGGAGTAGGCTTCGGCGCTGAGCACCTGGTAGAAGCTCTTGGTCGGCAGAAATATGAGCCGCTTGGTGGAAGCTAGTATCTTCACTCGCCGTGACAGGGCCGGGCACATACGCACCATGTCCGCAGCTACCTCAAAGACGATGCTGGCTTGCTGCCTATCGGCGGCACAGCCGTAGACCTCGGCACGTTCCTCTCTGTCGCCGCAGGTAAGGAGCAGGGCGATGGCCGCGGCCAACTCAGACTTGCCCTGCTTCTTAGGGATCTCAACATAGGCCGTGTTAAATTGCCTGTAGCCATTTGGCTTGAGAATGCCAAAGATGTCGCGAATAATCTGCTCCTGCCAGTCAATGAGCTCAAAGGGTTTGCCCGCCCAAGACCCTTTCGTGTGGGTGAGGGCCTCGATAAAGGAAACAGCGTAGTCGGCGGCGGCCTTGTCGTAGCGGGAGTCGGCGGCCTTAAAGGAGGTGGGCTTGTATTTTTTCAGTTTACGCAAAGGCCTCTCCTCCATTAGCCTAGTAAGTACAAGAAAAGAGCCTCCGCAGAAGCTCTTCTTGTGACAGGAACTTAACTATCGGGTTATTCGCCGCTCATTTCACCCGTCAAGATAAAGCGGCAGTAAGGAGCAGGATGCTCTTCAATATACAGTGCCAACTCATGCATGCCGCGCGCAGCGGCTTCGAGTCGGACGCGGGCCACGTCAAACATATTCGTTACCCCGCTGTCGCGGATGGCAAGGATTTGCTCCCGGATCGTCTCAGTCACAGGACGCGACCCCCTCGCCGAGCGAATCGGCTGTTGCTCGCTGCAAGACAAGAGCATCAAATCCGGCCGATTTGTACCCTTCAAGGATGCGCGAATAGTAGTAGCAGCTGGGCTGGCCAAGCGGTCGGCCCTCGTTCATGACATACACCATCGCGCTGACGGATGCGCCGTTAAGCGTTACTGGCACCGTATCCTTGCGGTAGAGGAAGGGCCAACCTTCATAGTGGTCAAGTTCCGCTTCATCGGCCGGGGTGAGCTCCCAGATTAGCACAGGGACGCTACCGCCCGGCCACGGCTCTACGGTAGCGACGGCACTTCCGTTTGCGCCCCGAAACAGGAGCCGGTGCTCACCAATCTGGCTCTTGCCGACCACCTTGGCGGTGGGGCATCTGTCCGCCATCTGCGCTAGGTTCAGATTTGAGCCGTAGGCAGCATATAACTTGTTATTTTCATCCATGATGTGGACCCTCCTCACTCTGCAAAATGGCAGCTGCCGATACTGTGAGCCTTACAGAAATACTCGCACCTCAAAGTTTTTTCACCGCGTCCTCGCCGTAGACCACGCCGAGGGTGGAGCCGGAGTCCCAATTGCAGAACAGGGTGCCGGTGTCGTCGATACAAGCCACAGTTCCTTTGTCGCCGGGCTTCAGTCTAGAGTAAGGGTCGTTCATGCGCACCAGCTCCACGCGGGTGCCGCGGGGATACATTTTGCGCAGCTGCTCCACCGTTTCCTTGGAGGGGAATTTAGGCATCCTCGGCCACCTCCGCTTTGGAAGGCGTGCCGCTTTTAAACGCGCTGTTGCCGGAGAGATTTTGCAGCAGTATCTTCCGCGCTGCCTTGTAGTCATCGCCCACAAAGCCGAGGCGCAGTAGGAACACCCGAAAGGTATATTTCTCGTTCTCCACCGTCTTTTCCTTGGCCTGAACCCGCTTTTGCTCCTTGGCCGCCGCGCAGAGTGCGCCGATGAAGCGGGAGTAGGCGGCGACTGTGGCGCCGTCTAGGTCGAACTTAAACCAAGGAAACCTAATCGTCGTTTCTGTGCGCTCGACGAGGAGAGAGTCTGCGCCGGTGGCTTTCTTGATCAGCGTAGCCTTGCTGGCGATAAGCCTGTCGAGGTTCTGTAGTGCCGCGTCGGTAAAACCCGCCCGCGGCATCTCGATAGTCAGCGTGTCGCAGTGGTCGTCGACAGCGGTTTCCTCTTCCTCGAAGACGAAACCGAGCTCGCGCAGCTTGCTGAGCAGATTGCGGATGACCGCCTCGTCTGTGCGCTCATCCCAGGCAAGGGTACCCTCCCGACTGATGGTGACATTGTTCACCGCGTAGGCGAAGCTCGGTGCTCCTTTGTAGACCGGCTCCCAGCCTAGGGCTTCTCTTGTCGCCTTGACGAGTGCCTTACGAGCCTCGCCGGTTACGTTGAATTTCGCTTCCATTTCTCAGGCCTCCTTAGCTTTTGGTGACTATATACATCACTCTAAAGCTGTGGAATAGCAAGCTATTTAGG